GGGGGGGCTATCCAGACGGAAAGCACTTTACTCCATGTTTATAAAGGTACATGTAACTCGGGTCTATAATGAACATAGAAAGTAGAAAACTAACGCCTAAACAACTGGCTCTGGTGGATACGCTTGTAGCAACTGGGTGTTCGGTAAGAGCCGCTGCAGAAAAAGCAGGGTATGCTCTAGGTGAATCAGGAAGGGTAAGCGCATCCAAGGCTTTAGCTCAACCACATGTGCAACAGTATATGATGCAACGTGTCGGAGAGCAGTTAGGTATGAACGCTACCGTTGCAGCTGCGAAGGTATTGAAGCTTGCCACTGGTGCTCGGTCTGAGCATGTACAGCTAGAGGCGAGCAAAGACATTCTTGATAGAGCAGGGTTCAAACCAATAGATCGCTCTCAGGTACAAGTTGCTGGGGACATCAAGGTCAGTATTGACTTGGGTTAGCGTGGGGGGGTCAAAAACTGCGATACATTATGTTGCTAGTAGTCCTTCCCTCTCATTTTTTTCCAAAACAATTTGTGCGTGGTTAAAAATATTTTTTTAGTGTAGGGGTCGATATATGTTTAAATGGGTAAAGAGATTTTGGTATGGCAAGGTTCAAGACTCCTTCATGGCAAAGGAAAGCGGGTCAGAATCCCGAGGGTGGTTTAAACGAGGAGGGTCGACGCAGCGCAAGAGCGCAGGGATCAAATCTAAAGCCTCCAGTAAAGTCGGGGGACAATCCAAGAAGGGCAAGCTTTCTAGCAAGGATGGGCAACGCAAAGGGTCCAGAAAGGGACGAGAAGGGAAAGCCAACACGGTTACTTCTAAGTCTAAAAGCGTGGGGAGCAAGCAGCAAAGCGGACGCAAGAGCAAAAGCAAGGGCAATAAGCAGAAGAAACAAAGCTAAGAAGGAGACAGCATAATGCCGATGGGTAAAGGAACATATGGTTCAAAGGTTGGTAGACCTAAGAAAAAGAAGAAGACGTTACTTACTCCAAAGCAGAAAACGTTACCACCTTCTTTGCAGAAAAAGATTTTAAGGACAAAGGCTAATGGCGGTTAATGCAGCAGGTAATTACACTAAGCCTAAGATGCGTGCCAGTTTATTTCGCAGGATTAAAGCAAAGGCTACGCACGGTACTGCGGCAGGGCAGTGGTCTGCTCGAAAGGCACAGTTATTAGCCAAGGAATATAAAAAGCGCGGTGGAGGTTACAGATCATGAGTGGTGAATTTTCAATAACCGAAAGATACCAATTAGGTTTACAAGATATAAAGCCAAATAGTAAAGAAGAAGTAAGGTATCTACGTAGGGTTATTTCTACAAGTCAAAGGCAAATTAAAACTCTTTTAAAAAATCCTAACAAAGAAACAGTTTCATATAATAGTGAAGACGGTCCTCAAAGAACGACTAATAAAGAAGAGGCAAAAGAATATAAAAAAGTTTCAAGAAGAGCTGCTAGAAGATTAAATCAAATTCAAAAGCGCAAAGATGATTTAGACCCTAAGAAACAAACTAAAGATAAAGCTACTGGTGAAACAAAACGAAAAAGAATTTTTACTAGAAAGATGGGAAGAACAGTAAGCGGTGGTGGCGGCATGATGATTACGTTTAAAAAGGGCAAGAGTCTTATAGAAAAGATGAAAGACTTGTAAGAGGGTATAGATCGTGAAAAAGAAAAAACAAACTTTATTAAAAACAAAAGGTAAAACTAAAGAGCAATTAATAGATGCTGCTCTTGAGTCAACAAGAAATGTAATGACTCTATTTGAAAGAGATGAGCTATTAGAAATGTATAAAAAATATAGAAAAGATGGTATGCCTCCAAAATCTGCTGCACGTTCTACCTTGAGAATGATGAAACATATAGATTTGTTGGAAGTTTTAGAATTTAGGAATGAGTTTTAAATGAAAGCACCGCAGCGTTCTTTGCTAAACTGGGGCAAGCAAAAATGGAGAACCAAATCTGGGAAGAAGTCTAGCGAAACTGGTGAACGCTACCTTCCTAGCAAGGCTATTGCTGCTCTTAGTGATGCTGAGTATCGCGCTACAACCAGAGCCAAACGAAAGGGTAAGGCAAAGGGTAAACAGTTTGTGGCTCAACCGAAAAAGATTGCTAGGAAAGTAAGGCAGTATAGGACATAACAATGGGATGGATAATAGCAAATTCTGGTGAAGATTATGATGGAGAAACTCATGAGCTTGCTGGAACAACATACACAGGCAAGACAAGAACTTCTGAGTCTCGAAGACTTGTATGGGTTGTAGGTCAACCTTTAAGCAAAATACTTGAAAAGCCTAAGAAAAAGAAACGTGCTAGGGATTCTAAGGGTAGGCTAAAGGCTGATGATCCTTCTACACCAGATATAAACGAGGCTTGGGAACAGTGAGTTTTGTTAATGCGCTAAAGCAAGAAGATTTAAATGCTTTGAGAGAAGCTGTTAGAAAAATACATTTTAAATACTTTCCAGAAAAGCATGGTTCATCTTTTGTTACTAATGCAATGGTTGATCAGATTATTGATTGGTATGGACCTGAGGTTGTGGAAAAATCTATGAAGGTATTGGTAGATAAAGGTCTTAGATGATTGATTTTAAGTACAAGCCTGATGGTGAAGTGCTAAAGTCCTTTATGAAGGATAATACTTTTTTTCGTGGCATAAGGGGGCCTGTTGGTAGTGGCAAAAGTGTTGGATGTTGTGTCGAAGTTTTTCGTAGAGCGTTACAACAAAAGAAAGGACCAGACGGCCTTAGAAAGTCTAGATGGGCTATTATCAGAAACACAAACCCACAGCTACGAACTACAACTATTAAAACATGGCTTGACTGGTTCCCCGAATCCAACTGGGGAAAGTTCACATGGTCAGTCCCCTACACCCACAATATTAAAAAGGGTGACATCGATCTTGAAGTAATCTTCCTTGCCCTTGATCGCCCAGAAGATGTTAAAAAACTATTGTCCCTCGAACTAACAGGCATCTGGATTAACGAGGCAAGGGAGATACCAAAAAGTATTATTGATGCATGTACTATGCGTGTTGGTCGTTTTCCAAGCATGAAAGATGGTGGTCCTAGTTGGACAGGAGTTATTGCAGATACTAACGCGCCAGAAGAAGACCACTGGTGGCCTATTATGTCAGGCGAGGTTCCTGTACCAGACCATATACCTAGAGATCAGGCTAAGATGTTGGTAAAGCCTGATAACTGGCAATTCTTTACGCAACCATCTGCTATGTCAGAAATACGAGATGAAGATGGTGAGATACAAGACTACCAACAAAATAATGATGCCGAAAATCGTAAGCATATGATGACAAACTATTATCCCAATTTAATAAGGGGTAAAACAAAAAGTTGGATTGATGTCTATGTTATGAATAGACTAGGTACAATTCAAGATGGAAAACCTATTTATCCAATGTTTGCATCTGATGTACATATTGCAAAAGAAGAAATTGCAGTAGCTGCTAATGCCCCATTGTATGTTGGTTTGGATTTTGGGCTTACACCTGCTGCTACTCTTGGGCAAAAAGTTCGGGGACGTTGGTTGGTTCAGTCAGAAATAGTTGCATTTGATATGGGTATTGTACGTTTTGCAGAAGTTCTTAGAGAAGAAATATCTACACGGTTTTCTCAATGCTCCGATGTATATATTTATGGCGATCCTGCAGGTGACTTTAGAGCGCAGACTGATGAGTCCACACCTTTTCACATTCTGCGTGGCGCGGGCTTGAGGGCTTACCCTGCTCCGAGTAACTCCGTTGACCTTCGATTAGAATCCGTCTCCTCCCAATTAGGAAAGATGATTGAAGGCAAGCCTGCGTTTTTAATTGATAGACGTTGCCAACAGCTAATAAAAGGGTTTGAAGGGGGGTATCAGTACAAACGTATGGAAGTAAGTGGAGAACGGTACGCAGATAAGCCTGATAAAAATATGTATTCCCATATTCATGATGCTTTACAGTACATGATGTTAGGAGCAGGTGAAGGCAGAGCGTTGCTAAATAGTCAAAAACCTGCGCGTACTGTTGTTGCAAGTCGTAACTTTGATGTATTTAAGAAACAAAACACAAGACAAAGAAGGCAAGGTTTATGGGCTAGAATGTAAATTGTGCGTTGCATTTTTTTGTTTTCTCTGCTTTTGGGAAAATAACTTAGGAGATTATTATGTGTTTCAGAAAAAAGAAAAAGGCTGCTCCTGTTGAAGAGCCTAAGGTTGAGGAACCAAAAGTTGAAGAAACAAAGCCAACAAGCGAAGCGGCAACTGTTGTTGATAAAGCACCAACACTTTCTGAGGAAATAGAAAAAGAAAAGAAACGTATTTCTGAAATAGAAGAACAGGCTGAAAAACCTGCAAAGTCTATTGAAGAACAACAAAAAGAAATGTTTGTTGATGCTTCATTAGCAAAGGTACAAGCAGAAAAAGACTTAGAAGCAGAACGCCAAAAACAATTAGAAGCAGAACGTCAACGCAAAGCAAATGAAGCGCAGATTGCTGAACGTCAACGTAGACAACAAATTCGTCAACAAGAAAGAGAACGCTCACTTTTAAAAGCAATGCGTGATGAACCATCTGATGCCGCAAAACGTAGAAGAACAAGGCGAGCAGGTCGTGGTCGTAGAAGTTTATTATCTTCTGTAGCAGGTGGCATGGGTTTTTATAGCAGGTTTACATAATGATAACTGATCCAATCGCAAAAAATTATCTTGGTCGTTATGAACGCGCAAAGTCAAAACGTACAAACTTTGTTGATGTTTTTGAAGAATGTTATGAATATGCTTTGCCTCAAAGAGAATCATTTTATTATGAGGTATCAGGGCAAAGACGTGATGACAAAATCTTTGACTCTACTGCTGTTGTTGCTGTTCAAGAGTTTGCAAGTCGGCTTCAGTCTGGTCTAGTTCCTAATTTTGCAAGATGGGCTGACTTAACTGCTGGCTCTGAAGTTCCTAAAACAGAAAGAGATTCAGTAAACAATGACCTTGATGAAGTAACTGATTATGTATTTGAGGTTCTTCAGAACTCCAATTTTTCTCAAGAAGTTCATGAATCCTTTATGGATTTAGCCGTTGGTACTGGTGTTTTAGTTTGCGAAGAAGGTGATTCTATAAATCCTATTAGATTTTCAGCAATACCTTTACCGCATGTAATTTTAGATACTGGCCCTGATGATAGAATTGATCATGTGTTTCGTGAGCGTAAGAATATAAGATATGATCAGTTACAAATTCTATACCCTAAAGGTACATTTAATGAACAAATTATAGGGTTAATGTCTAATCAAGGAGATCAAACAACAACTGTTCTTGAAGTTGTTTGCCGTGATTACAGTCAGTTAAATGAAGAAGCATTTATTCATTATGCTATTTGTATGACAACTAAATCCGTTTTAATGAAACGTGAGATGAAAGGCGTAGGTTCAAATCCTTTTATTTGTTTTAGATGGTCTAAATGTGCAGGTGAAGTATATGGTCGAGGGCCATTATTTAATGCATTGTCTGATATTAAAACAGTAAATCTTACTGTTGAAATGATTCTTGAGAATGCTCAGATGGCAATCTCTGGCATTTATCAAATGGAAGATGATGGTGTTGTAAACGTTGATACAATAAATTTAGTCCCTGGTACTATAATACCTAAAGCTATGGGATCAGCAGGATTACAGCCAATACAGGCAGCAGGACGCTTTGATGTTGCTCAGTTACAAATTGATCGTGCTCAAACAGCTATTAAGAAAAATCTTTATAGTGAAATGTTAGGAGACCCGAATAGAACACCTGCGTCAGCAACAGAAGTTGCAGAAAGAATGGCTGATCTTTCTAGACGAATTGGGTCAGCCTTTGGCAGATTACAAATTGAATTAGTCCAACCAGTATTGCAGCGTGTAATTTACATCTTAAAAAAGCAAGGGCGTATTGAAGTACCCACAATTAATGGTCGAGAAGTAAAAATTAAATCTGTTTCTCCTTTAGCACAGGCACAAGCAAATCAGGATATTTCTTCTGTATCTAGATTTTTAGAACTAGCTCAGTCTGCCTTTGGTCCAGAAGCAATGCAGATACTAATTAACTCTGAAATGACTGCTGCATATCTTGCTAAAAAGTTTGGAGTTCCAGACTCTTTAATCCGTGATGAGGATGAAAGAAAAGAAATAGTTGCATTAATGCAGCAAATGCAGCAAGTTGAGACACAAGCACAACAACCGATGGAGTAATGCTTGAGTCAAAAAATTAATGTGGGTATTGATGGTATTAACCGTCCACAAGAAAAAGATCGTGAGATCAGTGAAAATATAGCAACACTGTTTAACTCTGTAACAGGTAAAGCAGTATTGCGTTATCTAAGATCAATTACTATTGAAATGGTTAATGGCCCAAATGTTACGACAGAAGAACTGCGTCATATGGAAGGCCAGAGATACATTGTTGGATTGATAGAAAATAGAATTAATCATGCGCATAAGGTAAAAAAAGATGGAACAAGAAGCTGAAACAGTAGAAGCCCCAGTTACTGAAACACCAGTTGCTGAAACAACTGATGATCGACCTGAGTGGTTACCAGAAAAATTTAACACACCAGAAGATTTAAGCAAAGCATACTCAGCATTGTCTTCTAAACTTGGTGAAAAAGAAGAAGATGTTCGCAATCGGGTAATGGAAGAGTTGCAGCAACAAGCATCAGAAGGTGTGCCAGAAGATGCAGGTAGCTATGAGTTGCCTGATTTTGTTGACCCAGAAGAAGCAGTTGATAATGCTATGTTGCAGGAATGGGCAGAACATTGTCATAAGAATGGATATACACATGAAGAGTTCCAAAAAGGACTTGAAATGTATATGAATGGAATGGGTCCCGAGCCTGACCTTGAGGCAGAAACAAAACTTCTTGGTGATAATGCAGAGGCTAGAATAGAAGCTGCATCATTGTTTGCTAACAAGTTTTTCCCCGAAGAGGCACTCCCTGCTATTCAACGTATGTGTGAAGGTGCAGATGGAATTATTGCGCTTGAAGCTATTATGTCTCAAATGCAAGACCCAAGTGTTTCAGAGCAAGCTAATATTGCTTCTAATTTAAGTGAGGTAGAACTTACTGAAATGATGAAAGACCCAAAATATAGCAGCCATAATCAAAGAGATCAGAACTATGTAAAGATGATCGATGAGGGTTGGAAACGACTTTATGCAGGAAGAAATTAAAATATTATCACAAGGGGCGTTTTATATGACGCCCTTTCGTGAATACCATATAAAAGAGTTTCTAAACGTAATTCATCATGAAACTCTTATAGAACTTTATAATTTAGGTTATGAAAGCATTACTGAAGCTTTGCAAAATGTTGTTGATACAAGTGAAGCTTATATTGTTAAAGATAAGAGAGGGGTAATTCTTTTAGTTTGCGGCTTAGTTCATGATGATGAAACACCACAAATGTTTGCGTTATTTACTACGAATTTAAAAAATAACTATAAAGGATTAGTTCGAAGCTCAAAATCACTTGTTAATTTTTTTGATCAGATGCATCCAATGTTGACTATGACTATTTCAGCAAAATATGGTGACATGTTACAATGGGCAGCATGGTTAGGATTTAAAGCAGTTGGTATGTCAGAGCATAAAAATATTACGTATGTTGAATTTGTGCGTTGCAATTCTGTAAAAAATTATGTTTCACATGAAACATCAAGGCCCGTAATGCACTGAGAAGCCCGAAAGGATACCTTTGTTGATGATGCGGAGCGGACACCCGAGATGCTCGTAACTTAATAAAGGAACTGTAAAAATGGCTAATACAATAGATCAAGCCTTTATCAAGCAGTTTGAAACCGATGTGCATCTTGCTTATCAGCGCATGGGTTCTAAATTGCGAAACACTATTCGTTCTACGAATGTGTCAGGTAATGTTGCGCGATTCCAGAAAATTGGTACTGGGACAGCGTCAACAAAATCACGTAACGGTAATGTAACTCCAATGGAACTAGCACATACTAATGTGGAAGTAACAATGGCTGATTACTATGCGGCTGAGTATATCGACAAACTTGACGAAATTAAGACAAACATTAATGAACGTCAAGCTGTTGCTGAATCTGCTGCTGCTGCTTTGGGTCGTAAGACTGATGAGCTTATTACTACTGCATTAGATGCAGGTGCTAACTCAACTCAGTTACACGATACATCGTCTGCCGTTGAAAAAGCAGATTTGTTATCTGCATTTGAAACATTTGGGTCAGCTGACATTCCCGAAGATGGGCAACGCTATATAGCGATGTCTCCTGCGGGTTTTGCAGATTTGTTCAACATTAATGAGTTTGCTTCATCAGACTTTGTTGGACCACAAAATCTACCGTTTGCAGGTGGCATGACAATGAAAGAGTTCTTAGGCTTTAAGATTTTTTCAACGTCTGCTGTAGCAGGTGGCAAAAACTTTTGTTACCATATGCGAGCTGTAGGTATTGGTGTGAACTCTGATGTTCAAACTGAAGTCAACTATGTAGCAGAAAAAGTATCGCACCTAGCGACATCAATGATGTCAATGGGTTCAGTTGTCATTGATGACAACGGTGTATACGAACTGCTAGATAATAACTAGGAGGGTTAGAAAATGGCTTATAGTGCAAGCGGACTAACTCGTATTGGTGGTGATTCAAATGGTAGCTTGTGGAGATACACAACTACAGATGCAATCGCTGCAGTAAATACATCAGGTTACTTTAACGATGCAGCAAACATGCTTGCTGTTCGTGATTTGATTATAGTGCATGATACTAATGCACCAACAACAAATTTTGTAACAGTATTGTCCAATACTGGTTCTGTTGTTGACGTATCTGATGGTACGGCAGTAGCAGAAACTGACGGAGACTAATCGGTTGGGGCTTCGGCCCCACCCTTTCTTTGAGGATTTTATATGGCAGTTTCCAGTACACCCGCAAGATCAGAAATAGATGTTTGCAGTAGAGCTTTAATTCTCATAGGGGCTGACCCAATTACATCATTTGACGATGGGAATAATGAAGCATTGATTGCTTCAAACATGTATGAGGATATTGCTAGGGCTGCACTTGTTAATTGCAGATGGAGATTTGCTACTAATCAAGCGGTATTAAACAGATTAACTGATGTCCCAACAGGACGATTTGATGCTGCATATCAAATACCAAGTGGTTGGCTAATGTCACATGCGGTAACAGTAAATGACTACCCAATCGAATATCAAACTTATGGTGATAAGATTTATTCTAATTCAGCATCAACAGATGAATTAGTATTAGATTACACATATAGAGCAAGTGAACAGGATTGGCCTTCATATTTTACAGTTGCAGTAGAATATGAGCTAGCTGTTGTATTTGCTGCGGGTCTTGCAAGAGATCAAGCATTAGCACAGCTTATGAGTCAACAAGCTTCTCAAGCTATGATAAAAGCGCGATCACTTGATAGCCAACAACAAACTACTCGTAAACTTACAACGAATAGGTTTATAGCTAATAGGCGAACATAATGCAGAAAGTTAGAGTTCCGCTTACAAACTTTCGCTTTGGTGAAGTTAGCCCATCGTTATATTCAAGAACTGATACACAGATTTATAATCAATCTGCTCAAAAAGTAACAAACTTTTTTCTAAGATCAGAAGGTGGCGTTGTTAAACGGTCAGGTTTAGAGAACATATATCAGTTTGATATAACTGTTGATACTGCTAAGACACAACAGAGTAGGCTGCTGCCTTTTATATTCTCTGATGATGAGCAATATATTATTTCATTAGAGCATCAAAAAATACGCATATTCCAAATAAGCCCAACAACAGGCGCTGTTTCTTTAATACAAACAATAACCCAAGATATAAATTCAGCCACATTACTTTTTGATCATGCATATTTGCACGAATATACTTATGCTCAAGCAGGTGATGTTATGTTTATTGCGCATCAAACGTTTTCACCGCAACAATTAGTTCGAACTGGTTTAACAACATTTCAAGTTGAGTCGTTTTTGTTTGATCAAAACTCTTCAGCAACAAAGATTTACCAACCTTATTTTTCTTTTCAAACTGCAGGAATAACTCTTGATCCATCAGCATCAAGTGGTAATGGCGTTACGCTTACAACAAGTTCTGCATATTGGAATACTGGCACTGTTGTAACAGAAGATGTTGCTGATGGTTCTATGGTTGTTAACAATTGGTATATTGTAAAAACTGTAGGGACTTCTGACTTTACTACTGTAGGCGCTCATTCAAATGCAGTTGGGCAGGTATTTAAAGCAACAGGTGTTGGAGATGGTACAAAGACAGGCAAAATAAACAATATTCAACAGCCTCCACAAATAGGATCAACTGTTCGATATAATAAAAATGAAATAGAAATTACAGATATACAAAGCTCTACTGTAGCAACTGGTGATATTCTTGATGAACTAACAATAACTTTATTACCTAATTCGTTAAAAACAGATAACGGCTCAGATAAAGTAGAAGTAACCTTTGTTAATCATGGGATGTCAGAGAGTGATGCATTTACCATGGCTATTTCTGATAGCGTAGGTGGTATTTCTGTAAGCAATCTTAATGGCAGTAGAACAGTTACAAAAGTAATTGATGATGATACATTTACTTTTACTGCAGGTGGTTCAGCAAATGCATCGGAAAGTGGTGGAGGAACACCTACACTTACAACCCATGCACCAACTACAACATGGGATGAGCAATCATATTCAGCCCTTCGGGGTTATCCTGCTGCTGTTACTTTTCATGAAAATAGATTAGTGTTTGGCGGTTCTTTAGCACAACCTGATTCAATATGGTTTAGCAAATCTGGACATTTTTATAACTTTGATTTAGGTGAAGCACTAGATGATCAAGCTATACATATCACTGCATCTGTTGGTGAAATACAACAAATAAGGCATTTAGTTTCTAATCGTGACTTGCAAGTATTTTCTGCATCGGCAGAGTTTTTTGTACCTGCATTTCAAAATAGACCTATTACACCACTAACAGCAAATCTAAAAAGACAAACGCCATATGGATCAGGTTTTCAACGTCCTCAAGCTATTGATGGTGCAACATTGTTTGTTCAAAAGGGTGGTGCTATTGTAAGAGAATATATCTTTAGTGATGCAGAAGCAGCGTATGTTTCTACTCCTATTTCAACTGTTTCTTCACATTTAATTAAAACACCAATTGAAATGAATACATTATATGGTGCATTATCACGATCTGAAAGTTATGTATTTATATTAAACAATGACGGAACAATAGCAGTATTTAATTCTAATAGGGCGGAACAAAGAGCAGGTTGGGTTGAGTTTACTACGAATGGAAAGTTTCATTCTGTTACTTCTGTTGGTGATAAGCTGTATGCGGTTTGCGTGTTTCCTATTGGTACATCTGGTGCAGATACATTTGTTCTTACTGAAATTAAAAGTACATTAAACTTAGACTGTGGAAATACTTACACTGGTACTGCTGGTGTGTTTGATGTGTCTGACTTCTTTGAGGATGGGGTAGAGCTAGATGTTGTTAGCTCTACAGATTATCTTGGTAAGTTTACTGTGTCGGGTGGTGAAATAGATGTTAGCTCAATCGATGCTACGCTAACGTCTGCTGAGATTGGTTTTGGCTTTGACATTGAATTAAAGACAAATCCTATTGACTTGAACACAAGTATTGGCCCTGAGACTGGTCGCCCTCGTACATTGTCTAGCGTTATTCTTGATCTTAACGATACGCTTTCTGTGTCGGTAAATAACAAGAAGCTGATTATTCGTAAGGTAAACAATGACTTTAGTCAGCCACGACAGCCAGTAACAGGCAAGAAAGAGTTTTACCTTCTTGGTTATAGCCGAGATCCACAAATTATAATTACCCAAACTGCACCGTTAAAAATGCAGGTTAATGGTATTACAGCGGAGGTGTCGTTCTAATGGACCCAGTTACTGGCCTTACATTAGCTCTTGGTCTTTTTTCCGCAGGCAGTCAGAAATCTGCTTCAGATAAAGCTGCTAAAGAAAGAGCAGAAGTTGGCAAGCTAGAAGCTCAACAGTATGTTTCAGATATGTTTCTTGGTCGAGCGCAAGCTATTAATGCTGGCACTCGCAGATTGGAAGAAGCTGAGTATGCGCGTAGTCAAAACGTAGCAATGTTTTCTGCTATGGGGCGTGACGATAGATCTGTTGATGCATTTCTTGAGCGCAATGCTCGAATGGCTAGAGAAGATGTTGGTGGGATTGCTCGTATGTCTGAGCTTGAGCAAGCAAAGAAACGCACTGAAGCAACTGTTGCATATACCTATGGTCAGAATGCTGCGGCAGGGATTCGAGCGCAAGGTAATGCAAACTTCTTAACTAACCTTTATTCTTTGTCCCAGAATATTCCGATTCCAACTCCCAAACTATCAAGCCGCTTAGATACAAAAGGGCAGATTTAATAAGGATTAGCCAATGCCAGTAATTAGAGATCAACGACAGTTCGGTGGGGTTGGCCCAGTTGGTGTGGTTCGTATGAATACTGGCGGTGCTGAGAAGTACAGCCGTATTGCAGAGGCAACCCAACAACTTACTAAGGTTGCTATATCTGAGTCTGCTAAGGCTGCGGAAAAGTCTGCTATTGAACAAGCAGAAGCACTAGATACAGCTAAAATTACAACTATTGATCCTAAGACTGGTAAGCCAGAAGCATTGAGTGTTGTAGCTAACCTTGGCTTTATTGGTAGGACTGGCGCAGAGGCTTATGAGCGTGTAGTTCAAGAAAGATTTCAGCAATCTATTGAAAATGAAATTAAGCAAAAAGCTGGTGAACTAGCACTCAAGTATGAGAATGATCCGTATTCTGCTGACAAGTATGAAGAACAGATGGTTTCTTACTTGCAGAACATGGCTAAGACTTCTGAAGTAGGTGGTCAGGCTACTGCATATACTAATTTTATTCTAAACTCAGGGACTCAATATATTACAGCTACTAAGCTGAATATGATGCAAGAACAGATTCGTCGTGAGCGTGCTAAGACCGCTCAGTCTATATCTAATAACATTGAAATAGGCTTAGACCTTGCATACAATGCTGGCTTGGCTGGTACTCTACCTGATGATTTAGTTGAAGCTAAAGTTGCATCAGCAAGAGATGGTGTTGCATCTAATCTTCTAAATACAAACGCTGAGAACTCCACACGCATAGGCATGACAGTTGCTTATGGTGAGGGTGTA